TACGCATAGTAACGTTTATTGTTTTAGTTTTTCCGCCGATTGTTTACGGCACGCAGATGAACAGGGGAAAAATCTGCATATTCACCATCCACGCATTATTTCTTATTCAGAACAAAATGCTGGTCAGAACGGGACCATCCTCATATGAAATCCAGTCAATATAGACACAATTGACTCCACAAAAAGATGGATTTAATAAACGTGGGGGACCACTACTTAAGAATTTCTTTGAGGGCAGAGGAACTAAAGTTCTTGTTCCCACTCGCCCAGGCATCCTTGACCAAGTTCTTAACAGAGAGAGCTCGGGAACGAGTACGTCTCCGTTGTGATCTCGGTTTTCGAGATCTCCCACGAGTTTGAGTTACACGAGTAACAGTTGTCGTCTTACCTTTCTTTCGACGATTCTTTCTCTTCTTCTTCTGTTGTTGAATAACAACGGTATCACCCCAGTGCCCATCGGGCACCATGACTTTTTGAACTCCCTTGGCACCAGCAGCAAGTGCTGTGCCAACCGCACCAGCAAATGGAACACCAGCGACGCCTAAAGCACTTCCAACAATTGGAGCGTACTTAGCTACGGCATCAAGAATATCAGCGAACCACTCACCAAGTGGATTTTCACCCACAGGAACAGCAACAGGAAGCTCATCTAAGGCCCGAGAATAAATCTCAAAGGCCAAAGGGTCATATGGAGGTGGGTTTTTAGCTAAAACGAGAAGATCAGGATCAGCAATAGAAGGTGCACGCTCGAAATAATATTTCACAGTAACCTGTAAAGTGGCTTGACCCTGCTGCCCAGCGATAACACAACCACAAACATCAAAAGGTAATGTAGTAGTCAATGAACCACCGAGTCCAACAGGATCAGGTGACGCAATAGCAGGTAAGAAAGCCTCCCAACCAACACCATTAGCCAAGTCGGTATAATCACTAGGTGATATAAAACCAGCACAGCCAGGCATGGGCGTTATGAAAGGATTCTCAAGTGAAGAAAATGTGACGGGTTGATAAATTCCGGCCTTTGCTTCCCAAGTTCGAGAATTTGGGAACAAAGCAGCATCGGCCTGAGTCGTAGGGGGGATAACAACAAATTTTGCAGCAGTGTTCTGATAATATGTGTTATCACTCGTATCCGTTGTCGACAGATAGAGATTTCCCATAGTGGGAGCCCCAGGAGAACGATAAGCAGTTATCGACCCACCAAGATATAATTCGGGCGTGGTATTATGAACTTCATAACCCACAGCAATTAAACGCCATGAACCAGAGGCGTATTGTGCAGGAATCGCGCAGGTACTGATATTGGCTCCAGAATCAGTATCCACCCAAGAATCACCAGCACCAACAGTCATAATGTTGATACCAGGAGCAACTTCAAGATAAGGTGTGTTCTGATTAACCACACCACCAGATGAAATTGTACTAAGGAGATAGTTTGTATCAAAAACAGATTTTGGTAACATCTTGTTCCGACGCTCAGATCGAGCTTTGGATTTTGAAACACGAACCTTCTCCCTTTCTTGGAATCGCACTTTCTTTCGAGAATCTTCTTTCTCAAGCTTCTTCTCTTGATCATCAGCCTTTTTGAGACCATTGACCTGAGTATAAGAAGGAGTCAATGGGGCAAAGAAGATATGGGCATCCCACAAATCATCATTGTCAAAAGGACTTGACACACTAGTCGTTAACTGAACACATTGAACAACAGTGCGCGATGATAAAATATCAGGGAATCCATCAGGAGACACAGGTGTGTCATGAAAGGGGTCTGTAGCCGCAAACAGCCACTGAACACCAGCAGGCGATATTTGGCGCGTTTGAAGTAGACGATTAATTACATTACGGGTCCGTCTGTTACCCGGTAACATTGCTATGCTCGCATTAGCATCCATTACGATTTAAATATCCCTCCTCCGCCAGGAATACACAACATCGCTCAAAATCCAAGCGATAATCTGACATCTCAAATCGAACAGGCGAAAAAAGCGCCTGACACTCCTGTCCAGTCCACATAAACTTAAGGAACACCTCATCCGACCACCAAGCTGCGCAGATATCGGCAAGAGGTTCATGAGAAAACCTCTGACAATATCGCACAACTATAGGTCGAAGTTTAGAAAAAACCTCATAATGTGGATAAAGGAGCAATGAAAAAGACATCAGTCGTGTAAATCCGATACTCAAATCTTTGTCTTTCGGAATAAATAAACCAGCAATAAGTCTATCAAGGTTAAAAAGAGGCATGTAACCAGAGCCCCAATGAGCCTTAGCAAACTTAAAGCCAATAAATTCAGCACCAATTGGGCCGTTAGTAGACACTAAAGTCTTAATCCTAACACCAGTGCGTCCGACATTTTCACGATAATAATCAGAGAACCCCGGTTCATAATTCTTCATCGCTGCGATACGATCATCGCCGACAAATTTAGTACCAGGAACACACTTCAAATGGTTATGATCGAAAAGACCAAGAGATTCACGGTGTAAAATACGCACGTAATTCTCAATCAGCTTACGACAAATACAATTGTTCTCAGTTGTAGCGTCCGAACCACTAGGGTTTGTTCGTTCACAAATTTGAACAACGTCACCATTAGGTAAAACCAAAATCGGTGTAACAAGTGAGCTTACTAACATCTTTACTTCAGCTCTCTCATCATCAGACAATTTGTAACAGGATTCAAGGGCTCTAACACGAAGCTGATAAACAGCACTCATAATCAAATCCCTCTTATCCCAAAACTCATCGTCCTCAGAATCAACTTGTGAGTTCTCCAACTGCTTTGCGAGCCGGTCAACTCCACCATAAAAAATATTAAATCCATGTGCTATTTCATGAAAACCACGCAAGCGCTTACTCTGATTAGAAAAGTAACGCTTATGAAGCACAACAGCATGAACAGGTTGTATCATGTACATTCGTTGTTTGCGCTTCATTAGCTTTTCAATCGGAGTTAGCTCTTTCTTCATTGTCGCGGCATAAATTATTGGGGTAGAGGACCTACACATGGATTGTCTTGCATATTCGACTATGTCGAGGCCTTGAGCTTTTGCTCGTTTGAGCCAATCTGACTTTTTGGGACATCCTTGGCGATTTGCTGGAAAACCTGGACTTTTGGTCCAGTCGATTTCTTTTTCGATTTCCCACGCTTCTTTGATTTGGTCACCACAGAGGGCTGGGGACAGCTGTCGCCAGGTAACTTCAATTGCTTCTCTCCACTCTCGTGTTTCGAGGAAGCTTCGGTCGATTGGTTCTTCAAGGGCTTTGACGGCGTAGTCGATTGTTGTTCTGGTTGTTTGGGTTTGGCAGTATTTGAGGTCAGGGATTTCGAATCCTCCTTCTGCCCGGACGAAATCTGCGAAGGGATTAAGCCGTACCGCTGTAAGGTTTGCTGTAATATCTCTTGGAATCTCTTTTCGTTGATAACCTGGGATTGTGCCCCATGGTCTAACGTCGCCGCTGTACTTATCACGGCATGACTTCGGCGAGTACCTGACACCGAAGCCGCCGAACCGTTTTTTGGAACGGTAGGAACAGCCTCAAGTTTATCATAAAACTCAGCCCAACGATTAGTGATTTCCTCAGCTATCCTCTCACGAACCTGAGGATTACTTGATTTAGCAATTTCTTCCCTTTGTAACGCAGCAGCACGTAAAAGTTCACGATACTCTTCACGATCCAATTCAGGAATCTTATCGATATTGGCAATCTTATGTTGATACCAGTCCTCAATTCTCTGGACATGTTCAGCATATTTCTGAGCATAAAAATTCTCTTCAGAAGCCTTAAATCGTTCATATTCCTGCTGTTCCCACTCCTCACGATTAGGTGATGGGGGAACAGGGCGGAAATTATATTCATCGTTCTTAATTTCACGCTCGATTTCATCTTGATCAGCCCAATAAGCTCTTCTCTGTTCAGGATCCATCTTATCAATTTCCTCCTCATATTCACGAAGTGCATCAGCAAAAACATTAGCTAATGGATCCTCATGAACATTAGAGATATATTGCCGTATCTGCTCAATATTATCCTGAGAGATTTGCTTTTCTTGTTCTTTTTCTGCTCGCTCAAAGTGCACGCGGAATTTCTCAGCAGCTTTCCTAAGTTCTTTTTCATACTGCTCATCATTTCGCCGCTCATATTCCTCACGCTTTCGTTGCGCACGTTTGAGATTCCCACCTTTAGTAGTATTTTTCATCTTATTTCCACTCTCCTGCATTGAAGCAGGATCGATTAAGATTCCACCATAATTCTGTTTTCCATCAGTACCCTGATGAATTGCAAATACATGACGATCCGAAGATGCATCACATACAGCAGAACCACAGTTAAAATTAAAGGTATCACAGTCATAATACAACCGATCATCCTTCTTAGTCGCAAGTGAAAAAGCCGCCCAGCAATCTCCATCAGCCGGGTTAAGACCATATAAGGTCACAGCAACACTATGTGATTCAATAGGTCGATGTAGAAGATGCTCAATCTTCGGCACACTAAGCTTTGAAGCAGCTATGTATGCTAAATCATTTGGATAAACATGAGCAATCTTCTTTAAATATA